TTAGCTAGAGGAACAGCTTTAGGATATACATTACCTAGTACTTCAAGACAAATAAAACAAAACCAACTTATACTTGATTTAAAATCAGCAGGTATATGGAATAAACTTGATGTATTTTATGTATATGCTAATGATGGTAGTAAAGAATTTGCAACCTTAAATTGGAAATCACCTACTCAATATCAATCAACATTAGTTAATTCACCTACATTTACTTCTGATCAAGGTTTTACAGGAGATGGAGTAACTTCATATATCCGTACAAATTTTAATCCTTCAACTAATGGTGTTAATTATCAAAATAATGATGCATCAAGAGGAGCTTATGTTCGTATACCAGTATCTAGTCAATATGTAGATGGTGTAGCTAACGGTAATGATTTAAATCATGGTTTTAGAATAGGTACTAGTCAATTTAATTATATTAATCAAGATGCAGGTTCAATATCTCCTGCTGCTGTTTATTCTACTAACGCTAATTTAAAATCAATTCATACTAATTCTTCAACAGTCACTACAATTGTTGATGGAACAACAGTAACAACACACACACGTACAGCTTCAACACCACCAAACTTTGTATATGATGTACTTAGAAATAATAATTCTTATGGTTCACATCAAGTATCTTGTTATTGGTTAGGAGCTTATTTAGTAGCAGAAAATACAGCATTCAAAACAGCATTTGATACTTACTTACTTTAATTATTATGGTACTAAAAGCAACACAAGAACAATATAATGAATTAAATGGATTTACTTATGGAGTATCCATTTTAGAATTTATAAAAGACAAAAATAATCAATGGGTTATAGGAGAGGAAGTAATTAATAATGATGATTTTTTATCTATTAAAGATAAATTACTAAACTTAACAGTAATAGAATTTATTCCTCCTATTATAATGAGTGAAAATCCAATTTAATTTATAAATAAGCTCGAATTATATTCGGGCTTTTTTTAACATATTTATCAATAAATAGTTATTATGAAAGAACCAAACCGTGAACGTAAAAGTGAAATTAAAGCTATTAATGCTGTTCAATTAAATGAAGAACAAAAAGAAGCTAAACGATTAATTATTGAAAACCAAATTGTAGTTATTACAGGTAGAGCAGGCTCAGGTAAAAGTTTAGTATGTGCTAATACAGCATTAGATTTTTTAAAGAAAAAACAAATAAGTTGTATATATAACACTAGAGCAGCAATTGAAGTAGGTAAATCATTAGGTTATTTACCAGGTGAATTAAATCAAAAGTTTGATCCATACATGGAAGCTCTAGTTGAAAACTTAAATAAATGCTGCAAAGATAAAAATGAAGTAGCATTATTAATTAAAGATGAGAAAGTAAAAGCAATGCCTGTACAATTCATTCGTGGTAAAACAGTAGATGATATTTTAATTGTAGAGGAAGCTCAAAATTTAACTAAAGGTGAAATGTTAGCTATATTAACTCGTTTAGGTAAAACAGGTAAAATTGTTATAAACGGTGATAATGAACAAACTGATATTAAAACATCAGATGGACAAATGAATGGTTTAACATATGTTATAGAATTATCTAAGAAAATAGATGAAATTAAATGGTTTAAATTAAAAGAAAACCATCGTTCTGATCTAGTAGGAAAAATACTAGAACATGAATACGGAAAATAATAAAAACTTACAATATTTATTACTAAAAACATGGCAGCAGGAAAATATTCATTTACTATAGAACAAGGTACAACAGTAAATTTTGAAATTCAATATAAGGATTCAAATGGTAATCCTATTGATTTATCTGGATATGCAGGTAAAATGATGATTAGATCTAATTTTGCTGATGACTCTCCTACAACATATATTACTTTATCTAGTTCATTAAATCCTGATGGTACAGGTTTAAATTTTAGTGGAAGTTCAGGAATTAATCCTCCTGCTAGTGGAACTATAGGAATTTATATAGCATCTTGTACTTCATCTAATTTTACCTTTCCTACAGCAAAATATGATTTAGAAATATACTCAGGAAGTGGAGCATGTCCTTTCACTGTTCGTTTATTAGAAGGAAATATTAATTTAAGTAAAGAAGTAACTAGATAATGAGTGTTAATATAAATACATCAACTAATACTGTTACAATAAATAACTCTGATAGAGTAATTACTGTAAATGATAATAATCAATCTACATCAGTAAATGTTACTCAACCTGTAACTAATGTTATAACTGTAGCTACAGTTGGACCTCAAGGTCCAGCGGGTTCTCAAGGTTCTGGTTCAATTGATACTGGTTCATTTGCAACTACTGGTTCAAATATATTTATTGGAAATCAAACTATAAATGGAACAGTATCAGCTACATCATTTACTGGTTCATTACAAGGTACAGCATCAATAGCTAACACAGTACTAACATCATCTGTATCTTATATTAGCAGTAGTAATAATTCTATATCTTTAAATGAAATTGAAGTAGCTGATTATTCTAATGATGTTACTGTTAGTTTTATAAATGGAAGATTAAAATTTATATTTGGAACACCAGAAAGTCAATCAATATCTTCTTTTTCATATAATAGTACATTTGATACTGATAGATTTAATCAAGTATTAGATAGTTATACTGCTTCAGCCATATGGAGTAATGGAGGGTATACTTTAATATCAGCCTCAATATATGAGGGAACTAGTTTATTATCAATTACTGGTTCAGGTACATCTTTATCTTACGCAACTACTACTTCTGGTAGTCATACTTATACTTTATATGTAACTGCTAGTAATCCATTAGATAATAGTATATTAGTAAAATCATCTTCATTATCCGGTACATTATCTAAAACAAACCCAGGTAATCCTACATTATCTTTAACTCCTATAGTACAATTAAATGCAGCTTCTAATCAAATTGAACAAGGAGCAACAGGAAGTATATTATTTACATCTGCCTCAGGCGCGTCTAATAACTGGGTATTTAATTTTTTAAATTCTTCAGTAGATTCAATATACTTTGTAACAGCTTCAGCAACCGGTTCAGCAACCATTACTATATCTGCTACAGCATATTATTCTTCTTCAGGTGTAGGAGGTTCTGATAATAATCCTCCATTAACAACAACAACATCTACTTCAACATCTTATACTAAAATAAGAAGTGTAAGATATGGTGTGTCTTCTGATACAAGCTATACTCAAGCTCAATTAGAAAATGTAGCATTATGGGATACTACAATTGGAGGAACAATAGGAAGAATAGCTAAAGGTACTGTAAATCCTCATTTATATCAATTTACAGTTACTACATCTGCTCAATATATTTATATAGTTATAGATTCTTCATATACTTTAACAGGTATTTTAAATGTAAATAACTCATATTCAAATGACTTAGGAGTATTTACAGTAACTACTATAGGAAATTATAAAGTATATAGATCAAATAATATATCAGCAACAACAATTTTATACGAATTAAGAACATCATAAAATGGCTATAAATACAATACAAGGATTTAATCCATCTACAACAGAACCTATAGATTCAAGAACAGTAGTAGCCGATTCTTCATCAAGATTTAATATTCCTGTTTACAATTCATATGAAGGTTTATTAGTATTTCAAAAAGATACTAATGAACTTTATTCATTAATAGATACAGGAAGTATATCTAATAGTAGTGGTTGGCAATTAGTAGGAAGAGATATAGCAACTGGCTCCTTCGCAACTACTGGTTCAAATATATTTATTGGAAATCAAACAATAACAGGATCATTAGGAATAACAGGTTCATTAGCTAATGGTAATGAAGTTATAGTGACTGGTAATTATTCACACGCTGAGGGCCGCGAAACAATATCATCAGGAGAATATTCTCATGCTGAAGGTGAATTTACGGTAGCATCCGGAGATAGTTCTCATACCGAAGGTCTAGATACAATATCATCAGGTTATGCATCTCATGCAGAAGGATATGATACAATATCATCAGGATTTGCATCTCACGCAGAAGGAATATTTACATCAGCATCCGGAGATTATTCACATGCTGAAGGAAGGAATACAATATCATCAGGTTTATATTCTCATGCTGAAGGTTTTAGTACAGTAGCATCAGGAATTTCTGTAGGTCCTTTACCAGTTCGTGGTATTTCTGGATATCATATTATTAGTGGTTCAAGTCATGCTGAGGGAGCAGGTACAATTGCCTCTGGAAGTTTATCTCATGCTGAAGGATATGATACAACTGCATTTGGTTTAGCTTCACATGCAGAAGGTTATAGTACAGTAGCATCTGGTTCTTATTCACATGCTGAAGGAGTTGGTACTAGAGCATTAGGTGAGGGTTCACAAGCTGGTGGATATTTTACGTTAGCATCAGGTGGTGGTTCACATGCTGAAGGCGCAATTACTATAGCATCAGGTCCACATTCTCACGCAGAAGGAATATATGTAACAGCATCTGGTGCTTCATCACATGCTGAAGGTAATTCTACATTAGCATCTAGTGATTATTCACACGCTGAGGGATATAGAACAATTACTAGAGGATTTGTTTCTCATGCTGAAGGAGAAAGCACAATAGCATCAGGTAGTGTGTCTCATGCCGAAGGTTATTATACAATTGCTTCAGGAAGTTATTCACATACTGAAGGAGCTTATAATATCACTTTAGGAATAGGTTCACATGCGGAAGGATTTAGAACAACAGCATCTGCAGATTATTCACATGTAGAAGGTGTATATTCACATACATCAGGAAATTATTCTCATGCAGAAGGTAGTGGTTCGTTATCGTCTGGAATTGGTTCACACGCTGAAGGTTATCGAACAACAGCATCTGGTGAATTTTCTCATGCTGAAGGTTATCAAACAATAGCATCAGGTATTTTAATTAATAATTCTATATCAGGATATACAAGATTTAATGGAAATAGTCATGCTGAGGGGGCAAATACATTAGCATCAGGAAGTGTATCTCATGCTGAAGGATGGGGTACTACAACAATTGGTTTTGCATCACATGCTGAAGGAAGACATACAATAGCGTCAGGTGCTTTTTCACACGCTGAAGGTTATGATACAGTAGCATCGGCAGAAGCTTCACACGCTGAAGGATACTATACAACAGCATCAGGTAGAGCATCTCATGCAGAAGGATGGAGTACAGTAGCATCGGCAGAAGCTTCACACGCTGAAGGTTATAGTACAGTAGCATCTGGTTCTTATTCACATGCTGAAGGAGTTGGTACTATTGCACTTACTAATACTATAGGTGTTTTAAGTACTCTATGGCCTCAGCATGTAATTGGTACATATAACCAAACTAGTTCAAATGCTGTATTTATTGTAGGTAATGGATATCAAGCACCTTTCACTGGAGATATAGTAAGACGTAATGCGTTTTCTGTAGAATTAATATCAGGTTCAAACATAACTACTACAGCTGTATTATCTCAAGTATCAGAAAGTTGTAATTTCGCAAACGATGCTGCTGCAGCAACTGGAGGAATACCATTAGGAGGTTTATACCATACAGCAGGAACAATAAAAATAAGATTAAATTAGTATTTTTAAAAGACTTTTATTATATTAACAAAATGAAAGTATTAGTTTTATTTCCTGATAGTATATCTCAACCCATAGGAGGATTAGGGATACAATTTAAACATATATATGAACAACTAAAAGATAAAATTGATTTTTATGTTGTAGGATATCCTGATAATAATCCAGGAATTAAAAATTATAGAGAAGCTAAGAATCCTATATTAGAAGTACAACATGGAACTATAATAACTTTATTAGGTCATTCTATATATTTCGCTGAAGCATTAAAATTTCCTAAACCGGATATAATACATGCTTATGATTGGACTACATATTACGCTGGTTTATTATTATCTCAACATTATAATATTCCTTTATTATTAACAATGCAATTATCTTCTAATGCTTTAGCTACAGTAGGTATATATAATTGTAATGATATTAATACAATAGATGGGTATTATTTACATAAAGCTCATATTGAAACTGAGTGGTTAACTCTTCAAAAAGCAGATAAAATAATAAGTGTGTCTAATGGATATAATAAATATTTTCCATCATTACAACATAAAACAATAACTATACCTAATGGGATTAATTTAAATGAATGGATTCCTAATAAAAAAATAATATTTCCTGGTGATTCTAACAATATTAAAGTAGTATATATAGGAAGATTTGCTTCTATGAAAGGTATTGATTTAATACTATCAGCTGAAATACCAAAAGGAATAGATATAATTTTTATAGGAAGTTCTGATGGAGGAGATAAACATATTATACAATCTATAGAAGATAAAATAAACAATCATCCTAATTTTCATTATATAGGACCAGCATATGGTCAAGATAAGATTAATAAACTTTGTTCAGCTGATGCTGTTATAATACCTAGTTATCATGAACCGTTTGGAATTGTTGGTTTAGAATCATTAGCATCTAAATGTATAACTATATCTTCACGTGTAGACGGTTTAGGAGATTATTTAAATGATTCAAATAGTTTACATTGTGGTAATACATCTATTGGGATAACTAATAGTTTAAAAACATTAAAATTATTATCTCAAGAACATAAAGAAAAATTAATATTTAACGGATTAGAAACATGTAAAAATTATTCTTGGGATGAAATAGCAGATAAATATTATAATGAATATATAAGTTTATTTTAATTTAAGGATATATTACACATATTTATACGTGAATAATAATTAAAATAACATGGCAAATATACCTATATGGCCTGGTTCAAGTTCATTTATACCTGGAAACACTCCATTTGGTTTTTATGATAATGACTATGCTTTTCAAATAGACGCGGATAAAGTAGCTAAATTTTGTGCTCAACGTTTAGGATATCCTATAATGGAAGTTGAATTGCAAGATATACATTTCTATACAGCTTTTGAAGAAGCTATAACAACATATGGTAATGAGTTATACGCTTATAAAATACAACAAGATTATTTATCTTTTGAAGGTTCTTCAACTAGTATAAATGTTAACAATGCTATTATAACCCCATCATTTGCTTCTATTGTTAGAATGTCAGAGCAATATGGTGAAGAAGCAGGTTCTGGAGGTAACATAACATGGATTAGAGGATTATTACCTATGACTGCTAGTGTTCAAGATTATGATTTGAACGCTTGGGCTCTTAGTAATAACATTACTGGTGGTATAGAAATAAAAAGAATATTTTATGAATCAGATCCTGCTATTGTAAGATATTTTGATCCATACGCTGGTACAGGTACTGGTATGCAGCAGTTATTAGATAATTTTGGTTGGGGTAATTACTCACCTGCTATTAACTTTTTATTGATGCCTATTAATTATGATTTACAAAAAATACAAGCTATTGAATTTAATGATCAAATCCGTAAATCACAATTTAGTTTTGAATTAGTTAATAATCAATTAAGAATATTTCCTACACCTAAATTAGATAGAAATTTAAGTATACAATATATTTTAAAGGAAGATAGGTTGAATAACGGTATAGTAAGCGCGTCAAATCAAGTAACTAATATATCTAACGTACCTTTCACTAATCCGGTGTATTCTCAAATTAATTCAGTTGGTAAACAATGGATTTATGAGTACGTGTTAGCTATATGTAAAGAAACATTAGGATTAATTAGAGGAAAATATCAAACTGTTCCTATCCCTAATTCAGAAGCTACTTTAAATCATGGTGATTTATTAGCTGATGCTAGAGCAGAAAAATTAGCTTTAATTGAAAGATTAAGAACATATTTAGGTGATACATCAAGAACTAAATTATTAGAAGCCAGAGCATTAGAGGCTGATTATAAACAAAAAGAAATGCAACAAGTTCCACTTCCTATTTATGTATACTAATGGCATTATTTGGTTCAGCAAGAGATATTTCAGTATTTAGACATATAAACAGAGAACTGTTAGGGGATATTATTAACCAACAAGTAGCTTTTTATAAGTTTAAATTAAATGAAACTATAAATAATATATATGGAGAAGCATCTAGTGAAAAATACTATGATGGTCCAATATTATTTAACTGTTTAATTACTCGTCTTGACCAGCAATATGCTGACGCTCCATATGGTGTTGATTTTAATTGGCAAATACAAGCTGCTTTTTTAAGAGATGATTTAGTAGATGCTAGATATGTACCTGAAGTAGGTGACATATTATTATATCAAGAAAGCTATTATGAAATAAATAGCATAATAACAAATCAACTATTTGTAGGTAAAGATCCATCATATCCAAATGAAATCAATCCATTGAATCCTGGTTTAGAAAACTATGGTTATAACGTATCAATAGTTGTTAAAGCACATGTAGTACCAGCAGATAAATTAGGAATTTCTCGTGAGCGTTTATAATATTTATTACAATACGTAATATTTATTATAAATGACAAACGGAAGAAAACCTATACCTAAATCTCAAAAGACAATCTCAGAAGAACTTCAAACTCCGTTGTCGGAGGGAGGAGTAGGATTTCAGCCTACTGGTAATCCTAATAACATATCATTAAATAGTAATTCTAATGAGCAAATTACCGGGATTGATTTTAACAGAGCTTTAAAACAAAGCTTCACTAACGATAATGTTAAACCATTCACTGTTGGTATTGAAGACATAGATAACGCTGTATTTTATTATTTTCAAAAAGTTATTAGACCGTTTGTTATACAAAACGGAGAAAGAATAGAAGTACCAGTTATATATGGTTCACCTGAACGTTGGAAATCAGTTCAAAAAGATGGATATTATAGAGATAAATTAAATAAAGTAATGTCACCTTTAATAATGATTAAACGTAATGACATTACTAAAGATAGAAGCATAGCTAATAAATTAGATGCAAATTCTCCTAATTTATATGTTAGTTTTAAAAAACAATACTCTCCTAAAAACTTCTATAATAATTTTAATGTATTAACAAATCGTATTCCTAATAAATAATACTATGCTAATGTAGTCCCAGACTATGTAACTATAACTTACGAATGTATGGTTATGACTTACTATATGGATCAAATGAATAAAGTTATTGAAGCTATAAACTACGCCTCAGATTCATATTGGGGTGATCCTAATAGATTTAAATTTAAAGCATCAATAGATACATTCAACTCAGTAACTGAATTATCTACAGATCAAGATCGTATAGTTAGAAGTACATTTAATATTAAATTAAATGGATATATAATTCCAGATGTTGTACAAAAAGATGTTACCGCATTAAAAAAATTACCATCAATATCTAAAATAACATTCACATTAGAAACAGATAGTACTTCAGAAGCATTATCAACTTCTGCTAAACGTAATCCAATGAAATCAATACCAGCTACCTTCTTTGATAATGTCACTGTAGTAAGTGGTGGAAGTGGAACATCACAGGAAACATTAGATTATTTAGCTTTAAATAAAATAAAAACTGCTGATAGTACCTTAACAACTAATAATGGTACAATATCAACAGCTACATTTGTTAATTCTACAATAGCTATAGCTCCAGGTTCATTAACTCCAACAACAATAAATAACTTTTCAATATATATTAATGGACAATATGTAGAAAGTAGTGCTATAGTTTCGTTTGCTCAAGTTGGATCAGATGTAGTATTAACTCTTAATAACTCTGAGTTAGGATTTGGTTTAAATACAACTTTCGAAATAATAGCATCAGGTAAATTTAGTAACTAATGGCATTAATAAGAAGCACACAAATAGAATACCCATTATCAGGTTCATTCAGTGGATCATTTAATGGTAATGGAAGTGGATTAACAGGTATTGTTTCATCTTCATACGCTTTAACAGCGTCATTTATAAACACATTAGGTTCAAATGCTTTTATTCAAGGTGGAAATAGTTTCGCTACAACAGCATTATTAGGTACTAATGATAATCAACCATTAGCATTTGAAACTAGTGGTTCTATTCGAATGTTTATATCTAATTCAGGTAATATTGGTATTAGAACAAATTCACCATCATATTCATTAGATGTTAATGGTATTGCGCGTGTTGGTGATCAATCTACATCTGGTCAATTATATATTAAAGGAGCTTCAGGTACAGGACAATATATTTATTTAGATAATGGAGCTGGTAATACAATTTGGACTATTATTGGTGGTGCTAATTATACTATACTAGAAAATAGTACTAGTAGATTTGTAGTTAAAGAAGGTGGTAACGTAGGTATAGGAACCACTACACCATCTGTAGCATTAGAAGTAAGTGGCTCAATATTAACAACAAATGGATATGGTAAATTCTTCGGAAATGTAAGATCTGATTTTCTTAACACATATGACAATTCTAAATCTATAATTGGAAATCCTAGTAATTATGTTAACATTTATGATGGTAGTGGAAATACTGCTATTAGAATAGATGTCACTGGTAGTGTAGGTATTGGAACAACATCACCTGGATATAAATTAGATATAAGTGGATCTGTTAGAATAAGATCAGGTTCTCAATTAAGAATTGATGATACTTCTGATGGAAATTATACTAGAATACAAAATCGTGTGATTGCGTTTTCAAGAACTAATGGTAGTAGTGAAGCAGTATCTATTGATGGTTCTAGTGATAATTTATTAAATATATATGCTCGTTCTGGGTTAACTCTTAGAGGTGGAGGTTCAGCTGTTAATGTTATGCTTATTAATGATGAAGGAGGAGCATCAGGAAATGCATCTGTGTTAATTACAGGTACAAGTACAGGAGCTAACTCAGGTTCATTACAAATTAGAAATTCATCTAATACACAAGTATTTAAAACATTTGATGGTGGTTCAGTAGCAGTAGGAACAATAACATCTCCAACATCTCGTTTACAAGTGAAAGGATCAGGTGCTTCTTCAGGAACAACATCGTTATTAGTAGAAAATAGTAATAATCAAGCATATCTTAAAATTACAGATGATGGTACTGTATCTATAGGTAAATTAACAGATGGTGAGATAGTAATGTATGCTGGTAATTTTAGATCATTTTTAAAATTTAATAGTAATAAATTAGAATTTCAAGATTATTCAACACGTGCTGGAGCTCTTAGTTCTACAGGATTAATACTAACAAACGCGTCTGATCCATTCGCAACTAATAGATTAGATGTTGTTGGTAAAGCATTTATTGGTCCTACTATAGCAGTAGCATCAGCATCTCTTCAAGTAGTAGGTGCTACTACATCTTCATTATCTTCTTCATTATTAATTCAAAATGTAGATAATACTTATAATTTTAATTTTAAAGATAATGGTGATTTATTAACAACTAATAATTTTATAACTATTAGTAGTTATGACACTACAATAAATGGAAGTAATGGAGTTAAAATTAATGGGACAGGGTTCACCACAGGATACATATATAGAAATACAACAAGTGGATTTTTAGCATTAAGTAATGATGCTACAGTATCTACTAATATAACATTATATGGTTCTACTCATGCCACATTAAAAGACTCAATAAGAATTAATCAATCAGGTTCAACTGTTGTTACAATAGTTTCTGGTAGTGTAGGTATTGGAATAACATCACCAACACAATTACTACATGTAGCTGGAAATGCTTTAGTCACAGGTAGTATATATTTTGGTAATGGTAGTCATTATCTAACAACAGATAATTCTACATATGCTATGATTTCATCTAATAGAGCATTACAGTTAGCAAATAGTGGAAATCCTGTATTAACTGTAAGTACTGGTCAAAATGTAGGTATAGGAACAACATCACCAACATCAAAATTACATGTATCTGGTTCAGATGTATCTGGGTCATTAAATGTAAATAATGTTTTATATGTGAGTGGGAGTAATGTAGGTATAGGAATAACAACTCCTAGTGCTAGTTTACATATATCAGGAGCTTCAGGAGCAACATTATTACGATTATCAAATCCTGTATCATCTGAGTTTACAATAAAACCAGATTCTACACTTACAGAATATACTGGTTTGTATTGGGGTAATGATTATAGACTTTTAGCTAAAGCAGGAAATCCTCTTTTTATAAATGTTTCAACTAATATTAATTTTTCTGATGGATTTCAATCTAAATCTTCAATAAATAGTAGTGGTCAATTTGGTATGGGAGTAGGTAGTGCTACTAGTATATCAGCTACAGCACATGTACGTGGTTCAGGGGCTACATCAGCTACAACAGCTTTAAGAGTAGAAAATAGTAACTTATCTTCTTCATTAGTAGTTCTAAATAACGGAAATGTAGGTATAGGTGTTGCTGCTCCTACAAAACGTTTAGAAGTATATGATGGAACTGTTGGGGATGGATTAAGTATAGTTAGATCAACAGTTTCTACTCAAAGAATAGAGTTAATTCCTAATGATTCTACTGCTTCTACATTAATTAAAGGTGGTGGTAATGATAAACCATTTTATATAGCTTCTTGGGCAAATGGTAATTCAGCCCAACCTCTTCATTTTGGTACAAATTATACTAGTGGTCTTAATGAGGTTAGAATGACTATTTCTACTACAGGAAATGTAGGTATTGGAACAACATCTCCATCTGAACGACTTCATATAGTTGCTTCAGGTAGTGGAACAGATGTACCATTATATATTGCAGGTACAAATACTAAAGGAAGTACGGGTTATTTAGACTTTTTAAAAGTTGAGAATACAGGTGGGGTATCAAATCCTAAAAAATTCTTTAGAATAAACAATTCAAACGGAGCATGGGAAGTTGTTAATAATGCTTACAGTGCAGTTATAATGTCACTTGATGATACAGGTAACATGGCAATTGCTGGTACATTAACGCAAAACTCTGATGAAAGTTTAAAGACTAATATACAAACTATACCAAATGCTTTAGAAAAAACATTACAATTAAGAGGTGTTGAGTATGATAGAATAAGTACTAATAAACATGAAATAGGTTTAATTGCTCAAGAAGTAGAACAAATATTTCCTGAGTTAGTTAGTGAAACAAATGGAATAAAATCTGTAGCTTATTCAAATGTAGTTAGTATATTAATAGAATCTATTAAAGAACTAAAACAAGAAATAGATACTTTACGTAAACAAATAAATAATACAATATAATTATAAAACAAATATAGTAAATAGTATACAATTTAATGATTCTTATGAATCTGTTTAATATTTATATATAAAATAAAATTATGGCATTACAAGTAACAGGTAGTTTTAAAAACGGATTTGCATCATATGTTGATCCTCAATTACAATTAATTCCTCATTTAACATACAGAAATAGTATAGCTATGGATGTACAAATTGTTATAGCAACTCCAGGTGAATCAGGAAGTATTAATTACAGTCAAGTAGGAACAATTCCTATGTATCCACAAACATCAGAATTAATAGCACCTTCTGCATCTGTAGATCCTTATGCTGATTTAATATATTCTTTAGAAACATATATTATAACAAATCTTTCAGGTTCAAATCCAGATTGTGTTTTCAATCGTTTCTAATTTAAATTTGGAAATATAAAATAAGTTTATTAACGTTATATCATGGAAACAATTAAATTAACACAAGAAGAAATTGATTCATTAAAATCAATTCAAGAAGCAAACAACAACTTAATGATTAATTTTGGTCAATTAGAAATGACTTTTCAATCATTACAATTACAAAAAGAAAGTCTAATTGGAACATTAGCTAATCTTAAAAACAAAGAAACCGAAATTGGTACTAAGTTACAAGAAAAATATGGTAATGGTAACATTAACCTAGAAACTGGAGAATTTACCACAACAAATTAGTTTTTGACAGAGACTTAGATATTTATTATCAAACAAATAATAAACTTAAATCTAAGCAAACATGGCAGAAACATTATTATCTCCAGGAGTTCTTTCATTAGAGAACGATCAATCACAAGTAACACAAGGTCCAGTTACTGTGGGAGCAGCTATTATAGGCCCAACAGTTAAAGGCCCAGTTGAAATACCTACAGTTGTTACTTCATATAGTGATTACGTAAATAAATTCGGTTCAACATTTGTAAGTGGTGGTGATGTATATTCATATTTTACATCAATCACTGCTTACAACTATTTTAATAATGGTGGTGAATCATTATTAGTAGCAAGAATAGTAAGCGGAGCTTACACATCAGCTACATCTTCATTTGTATCAGGTTCAACTGCCGGAGCTGTAGCTTCTGGTAGTACAATTGTGTTAGAAACACTTTCTGAAGGAGCTATTATGAATAGCACTAGCCCATTAATTAGTGGTTCATTAACTAGTGGTTCATCTGATAATTTAAGATGGGAAATTGTAGCGCCTGATACTTCATCAGGTACCTTTGGATTATTAATCCGTCAAGGTAATGATACTACAAATTCTAAAGTAGTATTAGAAACATGGACTAATTTATCATTAGATCCTAAATCACCAAACTTTGTATCTAGAGTAATAGGTGATTATACATTAAATTACAATTCTACAAGCAATCAAATCGAAATTTCAGGTTCTTATCCTAACGCTTCAAAATATGTAAGAGTAAAATCAGCTATATTAACACCAGATTATCTTGATAATAATGGTTTACCTAAAGCTCAATTTACAGGATATGTTCCATTAGCTCAAAGTGGTTCATTTGGTAGTGCGGTTGGTAGTATGGAAACAGCTAATAATAACAAATATTATGAAAGCATTACAGATACAAACTCACAAGGTGCTGTAGCAGCTAACTATGCTAACATGATCAACTTATTATCAAATCAAGATGATTATAGATTCAATGTATTATTAACACCAGGTTTAGTAAATAATTTTGCTAGTCACGCTAATTCTATTTCAAATATTATAACTAACACTCAAAATAGAGGTGATAATTTATTTGTACTTGATTTAGTAGGATATGGTTCATCAGTAACAACAGTAGTTGGACAAGCTGCTTCACGTGATAGTTCATATGCTGCTTCATATTGGCCATGGTGTCAAATACAAGACCCAAGTTCAGGTAAAAATGTTTGGGTTCCAGCTTCAGTATTAATCGCAGGTGTTTATGCTTATAATGATAAAGTAGCTGAACCTTGGTTTGCACCAGCAGGTATTAGCCGTGGTGGATTAGGTACAGTAATTCGTGCTGAACAAAAATTATCACAAGCAAATCGTGATTCATTATATCAAGGTAAAGTAAATCCAATCGCTACATTCCCTGGAACTGGTACTGTAGTATATGGTAACAAAACATTACAAACTAAAGCATCAGCTCTTGATCGTGTAAATGTTCGTAGATTATTAATTTCATTAAAATCATATATTGGTCAAGTAGCAAATACATTAGTATTTGAACAAAACACTGTAGCAACAAGAAATCAATTCTTAGCTCAAGTTAATCCATACTTAGAATCAGTTCAACAAAGACAAGGTGTATATGCGTTTAGAGTAGTAATGGATGAAAGTAATAACACACCAGATGTAATTGATAGAAA